GCCACCGGTCCCAGGTCCTGGGGGCGTTCCTTCTTATCGCCCTACTCTTAGAGACGTAGAAGAAGCTAGTAAGGTTCCGGCTCCGAGCAACCCTGGTGATCGTTCGGGCTCTGGCAATAAAGCATTTGATACGGCTCAAAAAACAATGACCGTAGGCGCTGGTCGCGGCACTAGCTCGGGGTCATCTACAGTAAGCAACACTGGACCTAGCATAGCGGCTCAAGTGGCTCAGATGTCGGGAAGAGGCAACAAAGAGGACAACACCTCGACTGTTTCTGTTAGACCACAGACTCGCCCTGCTGATTTACCTGCGGTTGTTAAACGTGAGAACTCAAGACTAGAGGGTTTAGCAAACTCGCTAACTCCGAACGACATGATGGAGTATGTCAACGGACAATTGGTGTATGGTCCAAAGCACCCCAAGGCAGGACAATCTGTTGACCCTAATGCAACAAACTCGTTTGGGTTTAAGGTTGGAATGGGGAACACAAACGCCAATGATTACATACCGGGGCAGTACAACCAAGGTTTTGGCTCTGGGATTAAAACAGATCTTGACATGTCGTTTGCCGCAGGCGGCGGAACCCGTGAAGAAAAACTAGCAAGGTTGATAGCCGCAGGTTACGGCGAAGAAGCCGCCGCCGCGTATCTTGATAAGACAGCCGCTAGTCTTGCTAACTCTCAAATGAACACTGGCGGTGGCGATGAGCAGAGCAACATCATTGAAGAACTGGCAACCGAGGTGGTTGATCCGTGCCCCGAGGGCTACAAGATGGACCCTGAAACTAACGCCTGTGTGATAGATCCGGACATCGGCATGGGTCCTCCTGTGTTCACGCCATCAGATCCGAACGCCGGATCACCTGGAAGCCCAGGTTACACACAACCTATAGGCAACTTTATACCAACTCCTCTACAACCCAACCCTGTAAACCCTATGCAACAGCAGTTGAACAACATAACTAGGTCTCTTCAACCACAACAGAACCAGCAAATGGCTGGCGGACTGGCTGGAATCCGTAGGTGAATTTACAAGCACTCCCCGAGGAGGCGCTAAAAGAGATACTGGCGCTAACTGAAGCCAAGAAACGTATGGACACGCGCGAGAAAGCGCAAGAAAAGTTCATGCCGTTTGCCCATCACGTCTACGATAACTTCATCGAGGGGCGTCACCACCGTATTATCGCTGAGAAACTTGAACGTGTTGCACGAGGAGAGCTCAAGCGACTCATAATTAACATGCCGCCTCGACATTCTAAGTCTGAGTTTGCAAGCTACTTGATGCCTGCTTGGTTTCTAGGTAGAAACCCTAAGTTAAAAATCATTCAGGCTACGCACAACACTGAGTTAGCTGTACGTTTTGGCCGTAAGGTCAGAGATTTAATTGACGATCCAGCGTATAAAGAGATTTTCCCAGAGACGAACCTTAAAGAAGACAACAAGGGCGCGGGCAAATGGGGCACGGACAAGGGCGCGGAATACTTTGCTGCTGGTGTTGGCGCCGCAATAACAGGCCGTGGTGCGGATTTACTGATTATTGACGACCCGCACTCAGAGCAGGACGCATTAAGCGAGAATGCATTCGATCATGCATACGAATGGTACACCTCTGGTCCTCGTCAGCGTCTACAGCCTGGTGGAACTATCATTGTTGTTATGACCCGTTGGGGAAAAAAGGACTTGACAGGCAGATTACTGGCCGCGCAGGGCAATGATGTGCTCTCAGATCAGTGGGAAGTTGTAGAGTTTCCAGCGATTATGCCCTCAGATGAGCCATTATGGCCTGAATTTTGGGACAAAGCGGCCCTATTATCCATCAAAGCGGACCTTCCTGTAGGCAAATGGAATGCCCAGTGGCAACAGCAACCGACGTCTTCTGAGTCTGCAATCATCAAAAGACAGTGGTGGCATGACTGGGAAAACGAAAAGATACCTTCGCTATCCTATATTGTGCAGGCTTATGACACCGCGTTCTCCAAGAAGCAGACGGCTGACTACTCTGCCATTACAACATGGGGGATCTTCAAGCCTGACGAGGGTGGACCGGAGAATATTATCTTGTTGGACGCTCGGCGTGGGCGTTGGAATTTCCCTGAGTTAAAAGAAGTTGCCTATGAGGAGCATGAATACTGGGAACCTGACATGGTTTTGGTAGAAGCGAAGGCAACAGGCACACCGCTTATTGACGAGTTGCGACTCCGTGGTATACCGGCACTAGGCTTTTCTCCAGGCAAAGGGACTGATAAGGTAAGTCGTATGCACATGGTTGCCCCATTATTTGAAGCCGGTATGGTATGGGCACCCATGCACGAAAAGTTTGCAGATGAAGTTATTGAGGAAGTAGTTTCATTTCCTAATGGCGAAAACGATGACTTCTGTGATAGTATGACGTTAGCACTCATGCGTTTTAGACAGGGAGGGTTTATCTCTCTGAAAGGCGAAGAGGAAGACGAACTGGAATGGAGGCCCCGTAAACGGGAGTATTATTGATGGCATTACCACCAAACATGGTCGCACCGGGTTTAAACCTAGACGACACCGCAGGGCTTCCTGAGATAGAAGTTTCAGTTGATGAACCGATGCAGTTTCCAAATGGGGCAGAGGTTATTGATGATGGCGAGGGCGGAGCGATTGTTCAAGCCTTACTAGCCGGAGAGGACAACTTACCTTCTCAAGAAGAGTTGATCCCGTTTGACGCCAACCTATCGGAGTTCTTAGACGATGGAACTCTAGGAGAACTATCAAGCGAGCTCCGTGGATTATACGACGAGGACCTAGAGTCCCGAGCCGAGTGGGAAGATGCTTATGTCAACGGACTGGATCTTCTTGGTATTAAGACCGAGGAGCGGTCAACGCCTTTCCAAGGTGCGTCTGGCATTACTCACCCGTTAGTTGCGGAGAGCGTAACTCAGTTCCAAGCGCAGGCTTATAAAGAGCTATTGCCTTCTGGCGGTCCAGTACGGACTGGCGTGTTGGGGGCAAAGACTCCTGAACGGGATCAGCAGGCTACTCGCGTACAGAACTTTATGAACTACCAGATCACGGAGATCATGGAAGAGTACGATCCAGATATGGACCAGCTTCTGTATTATCTCCCATTGAGCGGATCTACNTTTAAGAAAGTTTACTTCGACCCTACCAAACAGCGGGCGGTCTCTAAGTTNATTCCAGCGCAGGACTTGGTTGTTCCTTACTCTGCCAGTGATTTGATGACGGCTAACCGTGTAACGCATGTACTACGGATGGACGAGAACGAAGTCCGTAAGATGCAGGTTGCCGGTATGTACCGCGATGTAGAGTTGCAGTCTTCGGATGACGTTGAAGAAGATGCCGTGGAGCAGAAGGTTAACGAACTCCAAGGCTTGTCTAAGAACTACAGCGACGATGTAATGACGATCCTTGAGATGCATGCTGATCTGGACATCGAAGGCTTTGAGGATATGGATGAGGCCACGGGCGAGCCTACTGGCATCCGTCTGCCGTACATTGTTACTCTCGATCAAACCTCTGGGCGCATCCTTTCTATCCGTCGTAACTACGACATGACCGATCCGCTACAGCGTAAGCGCCAGTATTTCGTACATTACAAGTTTACCCCAGGACTGGGCTTTTACGGCTTTGGTTTGATCCACATGATTGGTGGGCTCGGTAGAGCCGCTACAAGCATCCTACGACAGCTAATCGACGCTGGAACCCTAGCTAACCTCCCAGCCGGTTTTAAGGCCCGTGGAGTGCGTGTACGCAACTCTGATGAGCCACTACAGCCAGGAGAGTGGAGAGACATCGACGCGCCCGGTGGTAGCATTAAGGAATCTATTGTTCCGCTACCGTACAAAGAACCTTCGGGCACGTTGGCACAAATGCTGGGTGGACTGGTTAACGATGGACGTAGGTTCATTGCGTTAGCTGATCAGTCGGTGTCAGACATGGGGCAAGACACACCTGTGGGGACTACGGTTGCTATGTTGGAACGCGGCATGAAGGTTATGTCCGCAATCCACAAACGGTTGCACTACGCCCAGAAGACTGAGTTCCGGTTACTGGCGCGTATCTTCGCCGAAAACCTACCACCGATGTATCCTTACGAAGTAACGGGTGCACCGCAACAGGTTAAGGTTGAAGACTTTGACGCTAGGATCGACGTCCTCCCAGTCTCTGATCCGAACATCTTTTCGATGGCGCAGCGCGTGACACTGGCCCAGACTCAGCTTCAACTGGCTCAGTCTAACCCGCAGATGCACAACCTGCATGCGGCTTATCGACGGATGTATCAGGCGTTAGAGGTGCAAAACATAGATGAGATCTTACCACCGCCTCCACCGCCTCCTCCTCCACAGGATCCAGCCGTAGAGAATGGTGCGATGATCAATGGGCAGAATCCACAGGCATCTCCTGAACAGGACCATGATGCACACATTCAAGCGCATTTATCTCTACTGGATCTATCGGTTCTACAAACGGCACCACCTGTATTGGCGGCTGTGTTTTCTCACATCTTCCAACATATTAGCATGAAGGCTCGTGAGATGGTGGATGCTGAGATTGAAGCGTTGAATGAAGAGAACATGATGCAGCAAGAAACGGCGATGCAACAGCAGAACCAGCAGTTACAGCTTATGGTGCAGGCGGGTGCAATTGATCCTGCTAGTGCCCAACAGATGGCGGCACAACAGATGCAACAGCAGGCTCCGCCACAACAGTTCACACCGGAGCAGATTGAGGCTCGAGTTGCTCAGATTGAGGCTGAACTGACCAAAGAGCTTGTACCGATGCTTTCTGCGAAGAGTGATACCGAGGAGAAAGATCCACTGGTAGATATTCGTATGCAGGAACTGGCAATTAAAGAAGCGGAAGCGCAACACAAGTTAGCACTTGACCAAGCGAAATTAGAGCTCGAGGGGATGAAAATCGAGCAACGTGCGGTTACGGATGCTGCTAGACTAGAACTTCAAGAGCAAATCGCTGATGATCGTACTGACGTGAACCGTGAACGGATTGACGCCCAACGACAAGCAGCGGAACAAAGAAGTTCTTCTTAGAGCAGAAGATCGTCAACCGTATGAGTTACCGCTATGTTAGATCCTGTCAGTGCGATTGCACTCGCCACAAGTGCATATAGGGGAATTAAAAAGGCTTGCGAGGTGGGCAAGGAGATTTCTAGTTTCACTGGTGCTATTTCTCAATTCGCTAAAGCAGCGAGTGATATAGACTTTCTTGAAAAGAAAGCACAGAAGCCCCCGCTTTATAAAA